GCGGCTGCCCACCTTCTGCCAGAACCTGGGCAAGGCGATCGAGGACGAGACCCGGCTGATGCGGCTCGAGGCCAAGAGCCCACTCGAGCTACGTCGTCTGATGCGGGAGGGCATGAGCCGCAGGCGTCTGGCCAGCAAGCAGGTGATGCAAGACCTGGGCTGCCCCATCCCTGCATGGAATGACCTCTCGCGGCTGCATGTCGGGCGGTTCCTGCTGGATCACGTCGTCCAATCACTGCCCTTGGTGCGGGTGGTGCAGCACCGGGTTGGCCGGACCACGCCCCGCTTTGTGCTGCCCACCGCTGAGGCCGAGGCCTTCATCCGCAACTGCCCGCAGCGGGTCTACAGCGTGGCCCACTCGGCCATGGTCTGCCCCCCTGAACCATGGCCTGGCCTGTATGGCGGCGGCGTGCTGGGCAATGAGGAGTGCATCGTCCGGGTGCCGATCCAGGACAACGAGGAGAAGGACGGCAGCGCCATTGATCACTACCGCGAGGCTGATCTGGCGGTCTTTGTCGATGGGATCAACCACCTGCAGGCCACGCCCCTGGTGGTGGACGCCGAGATGGTGCAGCTGCAGCGCACCGCTTGGGAGAACGGCATCAGCGGGCTGTTCCCCTGCGGCAGGGCGCCGCTGGAGGTGCCGGAGCGGTTGGGCGACAGCCCAACGGCAGAGGAGCTGCGCACCCGCAACCGGCTGGCAGCGATGGCCCACCGCGACCGCGAGCAGAACCGGGTGCGGCGGGTGCGGATCGAGCGGGCGCTGCAGATGGCCGAGGAGCTGGCCGGCCGCACCGTCTGGCAGGCGTACCACGCCGACCACAGGGGCCGCATTTACACGGGCAACAAATACTGCACGCACCAGGGACCGGACACCGAGAAGTCGCTGCTGTCGTTTGAGCAGCAGGCCCCGGCTACGGATGGGGGCATCCAATGGATCCTCAAGGCCGCGGCCGGTCACTACGGCCTGAGCCGTGACCACTGGCATGAGCGCTTGCGCTGGGGGGAGAAGGCCAAGGACGCGATGCTCGCCGCGGCAGAAGATCCGCTGGGCCGCCTGGAGCTATGGCGCGGGGCCAAAGATCCTTGGCAGTTCCTGCAGCTGTGCAGGGGCCTGAAGCAGGCGCTCGACACCGGCTACAGCGGGGTGCCAATCCGCTTTGATCAGACCACCAGCGGCTGCGGCCTGCTGGCCACCCTGGTGAGGGATGCCAAGACGGCCCGGCTGTGCAACGTCTTTGGCACCACGCCCCGGGATCTGTATTCGGTCATTGCCGAGCGGGTGGTGCAGCGGCTGACTGCTGACCTCGAGCTGGGCGATGAGAAGGAGAGGGCTCTGGCTGAGCTCTGGCTGGCCCGTGGCATTGACCGCGGCCTGGTCAAGGGGCCAGTGCTGGCCACGCCCTACGGAGGCAGCTACATGAGCCTCTGTGATGGCCTGGTGGATGCCCTGGATCAACACCTGGGCTATGTCCCCCTGAATGAATACGCCTACCGGGTAGCCGTTCCCAGTAAGTACCTCGCCAGCCACCTGTGGGCTGAGCTCAAGGAGCAGGTGGCGCCGTGTCTTGAAGTGAAGAAGTGGCTCAAGCAGGTGTGCCGCAAGGTGATGACCGCGGGCTACCCCCTCGAGTGGACGACACCAATGGGCTGGCCGATGCGGCTGGCGGATCGGGAGCCCACTAGGAGGCAGGTGCAGACGCTGCTGTTCGGCAAGAAAGTGAGCATCACGATGCAGGACCAGCCGATCGACTCACCGTTGTCGGCGACGCAGGCCAACAAGGGTATCGGCGCCAACTTCACCCACGGCTTTGATGCCGCGCTGTGCCATGCCATCGTCTCCAGGGCCGTAGGGCTTGGGATGCCCCTGCTGACGAATCACGACTGCTTTGCAACTCATATGGCCGATGCAACAGTCCTTCATACGAGCTTGCTGCACAACTATGCAGGCATGTTCAGGACCAACTGGCTGACCGTGTTTAGGGAAGAAGTCCAGCTGGCGACAGGGATCTCTCTGCCAGAGCCCCCGTATGTGGGCACGCTGCAGGTGGGCCTCGTCGGGTCAAACCCGTACTTGTACTCATGAGACTCCTCTACGACACTTCCGCCCCCGTAATACTCCCGGTAACTTCGTGAGGCGTTTCGCAGCAGACCACGACCAACATGCCGCAGCTTCTCGTCACTCCCCTTGCAGAGTGCCGCTGGTTCAAGCTCATCGGCGACGCCCGGGAGAACAAGTTCGACCCGAGCAAGCCTCCGACTTGGAGCGTTGACCTCCTCCTCGACAACGACAACAAGGTCCACATGGCCTGGATCGAGGAAATGGAGGGCCGCTACAAGGACTTCCACGGGGAAACCAAGAAGTCCAACAACTGGTTCCCCGCCAAGCCCGACCCTGAATCCCCACGCTCCCGCACGGTGGTCAGCTTCAAGCTGCCCCAGTGGACCCGCAAGGACGGCAGCGTTAGCGAGGGCCCCTCTGTTTTCGACAGCGCCCGCAATCCCTGGGACCACAAGCGCCTGGTGGGCAACGGCTCCAAGGTGATCATCGGCTTCGACATCTACGCCTGGCCCAGCCGTGGCACAGGTGCTGGCCTCTCCTTCCAGCCAAGGCAAGCCCAGGTGGTTGAGCTGGTGGAGTACGTCAGCGAAGAGAAGAAAGCAGCGTGCGTCTTTGAGCCGGTGCCTGGTGGCTTTGTGGACGACAGCTGTGTCTTCAATGCAGCAGGTTGACATCCACTTGCCACTCCCACCCAAGTCCAAAGCACGTCCACGGGCCTACATGGGCCAAGCCAGGCCCTACATGGACGCTGCCTACAAGGAATGGGTGCGTAGAGCCAGGGCTCTGATGGGCGAGCACTGGACAGGGCAACCTCTCGATCACATCAACGTCCTTGTCGTCACGTTCTTTGGCCCTGCCAGAGGTGATCTCGACAACCGGTTGGGCTCCCTGCTGGATGCAGGGAATGGCCTGATCTGGAAGGACGACAACGTGAATGTGATCGGGACGGTGGCAATGAGTTGGCAGAAGACATCACTCAAAGACGCCCACATCAACTTCTCAGTCCTCTGGCAATGATCAGCTGCCCTCACTGCGGCTCCTTTGAGAGCAAGGTTGACTACACGTACAACAAGTCCAACCACATCTTGCGACATAGACGTTGCAAGGACTGCGGCAAAGAGTTCCAAACCCATGAGGTGTTAGCCGTCAACGCCGGCAAGCACCGTGGCTTTGTGCTCGACCTCCCACTGCAGCAGGGAGGGGATGAGTGATTCCAAGTTTCTGGGTCACGGGCCTTGCAGTTGCGGCAGTAGTGACGGTCTGGCGATTTATTCCGACCACACCTACTGCTTCGTCTGCAACACGTTCACCAAGGTTAAAGGCACCGAAGCACCCACCCGATCGGATCCTCTTCCGCCAATGACCGCCCTCACCATTGAGGCGTGGGAGGACAACCAATGCAGGGGTCTTTCCAGGCGGGTTCTTGAGCAGTACGGGATCGTACGCACCGGCAACGGTGTGGCCTTCCAATATCGGGACGTGGCCGGCAAGGTCGTTGCCCAGAAGTTCCGCACTGACGACAAGAAGATCAGCTGGAAGGGCGAGGCGAAGCAAGTCATGGGCTTTGGCCACCACCTGGCCAACCCTGCCCATCACGACGCCATCGCCATCTGCGAGGGGGAGTTCGATGCTCCGTCGATCTACGCCGCCACCAACGGCAAGGTCGTGGGAATCTCTGTTCCCAATGGTGCGCAGTCCGCTGCGACATGGGTCAAGAAACACCTTGACCAGTTCAACGCCTACCGGATCGTCTACATCGCCACCGATAACGACGAGCCCGGCGAGGCAGCAGCAACTGCCCTTGTCGATCTGTTCCAGGCCGGGCAGGTGCGGCGCGTGGTGTTCCCTCGCAAGGACGCCAACGACACCCTGCAGGAACTGGGAGGGCAGGCCGTCAAGGAGGCGATCTACGCCGCCAAGGAGCTGCGCCCTGATGGGATCAAGCCGGCCTCGGCCTACGAGGGAATTGTCCTCAAGCCACCGACGCGCGTAGCCACTGACTGCGCGTTCGCCTGGTGGAACCAGAAGACACCCTTCTACGACAACCAGCTGATCGTCTTGATCGCTGGCTCAGGCATTGGCAAGACCACCTTTGCCCGTGCCCTGGCTCTCCATGACATGGAGAAAGGCATCAAGGTCGGCTGGATTGGCCTCGAGGAAACAGCAGACGAGGCGGTGTTCCGCTTTGTCGGCATGGCTGCTGGCCTGCAGCTGCACGCTCGCCAGTCCTACGCAGGGCTAAGCGATGAGCAACTGCAGAACATCGCCCAGGCCGACAAGTTCGTCACCGGCTCCGGGATGTTGGAGCTGTTTGATCACTTCGGATCACTCGACGAGAACGTGATTCTCCAGCGCATGAACTACATGGTTCGTTCGCTTGGCTGTCAGCACCTCTACCTCGACCACCTGACGATCGTCGGCTCTGGCCTGGCGCAAGACACCCGTCAGCTGGATGCCCTGGTCACCAAAATCCGCTCCTTTATTGCGGCCACCAAATGCACGGTGTTCGCCATCAGCCACCTGAACCGCAGCAGCAGTCAGGTGAAAAACATGGAGGACGGCGGGGTGCCTGAGCTCCATGACATCAGGGGCAGCCACTCGATTGTTCAGTTGGCCGACACCATTTGGGCCCTGTCCAGACGGCGCGGCACACAGCTGACCCATTCCTACTGCCTGAAAAACAGGATGCTCGGCCGATGTGGTTATGCAGGCTCCTTCCTTTTCGACGAGGCCACTCAGTCCTTGGAGCAGAAATGGGAAGACCCGGTGGGGCTGTAGCCAGCTTCCGGCAGCTCAAGCCCGGTCATCACGTCCATTTCTACACAGCTGATGGCTGGAAGAAGGGACACATCACTCAAGTCCACGACGCCTCGGCATCCATCCGCTGGAGCCAGGGGTCAAACGAAAAAATCACCAATGTCTACGACACAAGAAACATCCGTTTCGTTCAATCCTGAACGCGAGCTCGAGGTCACCGTCGGCACCGTCAAGCGCCTGCTCGAGATGGCCTATGGCCACTACAACCAGGCCGTCAAAGACGACGCCAAGTACGTCATCACCTACTGGGATGGCTACATCTGCGCCTGCCGTCACGTCCTGGAAGCCGATGGCCAGTAAGCCGACCTTCCTGCCCTTCAGCTGGGCGCAAGACGACAAAGAGATCCGGCGTGGCCCTGGTATTGACCGGCCACGAGAAGGCGAACGGACCAAGGAATACCTCCTCCTGATCCAGTTCGAGAACGCCAAGCCCATGCGCTGGGTCGTCAAGGCCCCGAGCGCTGCCAAAGCCAAGGGCTACGCCAAAGCCCGCTGGCCAACCTGCACCCCTGTCCTCGCCAAATGACCCTCCCTCAAGAGCTCACCTCTCTGTACTGGGCTGACGCTGAGCTGGCCATTGACGACACCCGTCGCATCCAGGCGGTGGTTCACAAGATCAGCGAAAAGATCCGCACCTGGGCCCCGGCCAAGGAGCAGGCACGCATCTGCCACCTCGCCATCAACGAAGTAGCCGACCGACTGCTCCGCGAGATGGAAGAAACGAACCCCTACTGAAACGGCCGATCACCCCTCTTCACTTACGCCGAACAATGCGAATCCTGGTCGATGCAGAAACCTTCCTCTTCCGCTGCGTAGCGGGGGCGGAATACGAAACCGAATGGGCTCCAGATAAGTGGACCTATGAGGTCAACCTCTCGGAGGCCAAGGATGCCTTCGACAAGGAGGTCGCCCACATCAACGAGATCATGCCCACCGCTCCGGTGGTGCTGACCTTCGGTGACGTGAGCAACTTTCGCTACGCCGTCTACCCCAAGTACAAGGCCAACCGCCGCAAGAGCCGTAGGCCCGCGGGCTATCAAGCCCTGCGGGATTGGGCCCGCGCCCAATGGGTGTCCCAGTCATTCCCTGGCATCGAGGGTGATGACGTGGTGGGGATCATGGCCGACAAGGAGGACATCATCGTCAGCCGAGACAAAGACCTGCAGACCATCCCGGGCCTGCACCTTGTTGGCGATGAGCTCAAGACTGTCAGCAGGCACCAGGCCGACGTGGCCTTCTACGGCCAGGTGCTGTGCGGGGATGCCACCGATGGCTACCCCGGGTGCCCAGGTGTTGGCCCCAAGAAAGCTGAACAGATCCTCGATGGCTGCAAGAGCGACAACGAGTTCTGGGCTGCTGTTGTGATCGCCTACGAGAAAGCCAAGAAGACGGAAGCAGATGCCATTCAGATGGCCCGCTGCGCTCGCATTCTTAGGAGAGGCGAATACGACGTGGACAAAGAGAGGCCGATCCTTTGGGAGCCTCCTACCTTGTGATTGATACGGCCTCGTAATGGCTCAACTCACCAAAGAAGCCTTCCTGAACTTCTTCCTCTACTACAAGGGTGAAGACAATCAGAAGAAAGGCGTGGAGCTGCTCTACCGGGCCCTCCACATGCAGCATCCCGATCTGCTGGAAGACGACAGCGAGTGGATTGCCAGCTACCGGCAGAAGCCTGCCCTGGTTGCTGACAACCCACTGCCGGTCAAGTACATGAGCCAGCTGGACAACGGCCCTGAGGGCTGGCGGCAATGCCAGACCAGCAGCATCGCCATGTGCCTCGGCTACCTGGGCGTCAAGGATCCCGTCAGCGGGAAGGCCATCGACGATGACCTCAAGTACCTGCCCTTTGTCCGCCGTCATGGCGACACCACCTCCGCTCAAGCCCACCAACAGGCACTGACGGAGCTGGGTGTGCGGCATCGCTTCCGCACCGACATGCACAAGGAAGATCTGATGCGCGAGATCGACAAGGGCTACCCCGTGGCCATTGGCGTTCTGCATCACGGCCCCGTCTCCCATCCCAAGGGCGGCGGGCACTACCTCGTGGTGCGCGGCTACAGCAGCAGCCACGCCCTGGTTCATGACCCCTACGGCTCCATTGATCTGATCAACGGTGGCTGGGAGAAGCAGGGCAATGGCACCGGCAAAAACGAGAAGTACAGCTGGAAGAACCTTCTGCCCCGCTGGGACATCGGTGGCGGCTGGGGCTGGACCTTTAGCTGATGAAACGCGAAACGCTCCACCTGCCGGCAGGCATGACCATTCGGGAATCAGACCCCAACCACAACACCAAGACCATCATTTAGG